TATTGCATCGTTTATGCGTGGTGAAGCGTGACGCTGTATGTTGACGCGGGATACTTCCTTGAAGACTACATCGAGGAAAGCGTGGCCCCTGTGCCGCGCGTCCGTGGCGACGATGGCGGCGTTCTAAGGCGCTTCTGGCGCGGCAAAGCGGACGCTTGGATTGAACGAAACCTTGGAAACCTCAATCGGGCGGAAAAGCCAAAGGCCAAGCGCCGCGTCATTGAAGTCATTATCGAGACAGCCGAGAACATGGAAACGGCACCTTTGCCGGTCCTTGTGATGGATGAAATCAAGGCGCGAATGGAGCGGCCCGTCCCGGATTATGCAGCCATCGCAGCGCTGTTGATCGAGGGAATGGAACGGCAGAAGCGCATCATGCGGCGGCGGCGCGATATCGAAGCCCTGCTGATGTTGGAGAGTTGACCATGGACGCGATTGAACGCAAATCGCTGGCGGAACAGTTGAACGCAAACCCGCTGATGGCGTTGATGCTGGACGAGATAGAAAAGCGATGGATTGACGCAATGGTCAATTCCGCTACCGATGAAGGCAGGTTGACCGCACAAGCGCAGGTCCGTGCCGTAAGACTTTTCAGGAACGATTTAACAGGAATGTTAAGCACCCGGTCCCCGAAAGCCGAACCCGTATAAGCGGGGCGGAACAGCGAGAGAGAAACCAATGAAAGACGAAACCAACACCCCAGACGCAGGGACTGATAACGTCGCCCCCGAGCAAGACGATACCGAGGAAAGCTGGGACTACTTCGACCCCGACGAGGATACCGAAGAAGAACCGCCGCCGCCCTCGACCGATGACGGGACAGAAGAGGCCGAAAGTGAAGACGCTGTAGAGGAGGCAGAAGAAGCCCCCGCCACAGTCGAATTCACGCTGCCGGATGGCACCAAAGTCGATAAAGACGAGTTGGTGCGCGGCTATCATCGGCAATCGGACTACACGCGCAAGATGCAAGAGGTTGCCACTTTAAAGCAGTCTGTCTCGTCTCGCGCAACCGAACTCGACGGCATCGTTGCCGCGTTTACGGACCATATTTCTTCACTTATGCCCCCGGAACCAGACCCGGGTTTGGCCTTGCGTGACCCGAATGCGTATGTGCGCGCCAAAGCGCAGTACGATGCGGCGAAGGCCCAGGTTGAAAAATTGATCGAGGTCGGCAGACAGCCCAAGACAGTCATTGGCGCGCTGAGCGATGAAGACCAAAGGGCGCTGATGATCGAAGGCAACCGCAGGATGATTGAAATGTTTCCCCAGGCGGGCACCAAAGAAGGTCGCCCGAAGTTCCTGGAAGGCGTTTCGAAAGCCGCGATGGACGTCGGATTTTCCATGGCAGACTTGCAGAAGGTCAGTGACCCACGCTTGTTCGCCTTGGCACATTGGGCGAATATCGGCATGAAATCAGCGGCGGCGTCAAAAACGGTCAGGGAAAAAGTGAAGGCTGCGCCATCCCCGGTAAAACCCGGCGCAGGCGCGGCGAGGACGGATAACAGGGACGCCATGCGGCGGCTTATAAAATCCGGGTCCATTCGCGACGCGATGAAGGTTGATTTCGACTGACCCTTCATCAATCATAGGAGGCCATCATGGCCGTTGTTACGAACACTTTCCGCACGTCAAGTGCGGTGGGCAACCGCGAGGAACTCTCTGACGTTGTTTCGCGCATTGATCCCGAGGATACCCCGATCTATTCCTTGATCGAGAAAGACAGCTTCAAAACCACGCACCCTGAATGGGAAACGGACGCGCTCGCAGCGCCAGCCGATAACATTCAGGTGGAGGGCGATGACTACGCTTTCGGCGCCACGACCCCCGCCGTGCGCGTGGGGAACTACACGCAGATCATGTCGGCTTCGGGCATCCTCTCGGGCTCGCAGGACGCTACCGACAATGCTGGTAGCGTTGAACAGGTGCGCTACCAGAAGATCAAGAAAGGCATTCAACTCCGCAAGGACGTGGAATTCGCCATTGTCTCGGCAAATGCTTCTGTTGGCGGCACGACCCGGCGTTCGGGGTCGCTTTCGACATGGCTGACGTCCAACGTGTCGCGCGGCGCAGGCGGGTCCAATGGCGGTTTTTCCGGCGCTGTTACAGTGGCGCCAACCAACGGCACACAGCGGGCATTCACCAAGACCATCATGGATACGGTGATGCAGACCGGGTACGTCAATGGGGCCAACTTCAAGCATCTGTGCGTTTCGCCCTATGTGAAGGGGGTGTTCGTGACCTTCATGTCTGACACCAATGTGGCATCGTTCCGCTATGCTGCCGCGTCTGGCAAGGACAACACTATCATCGCCAATGCGGATGTTTACGAAGGTCCGTTCGGCAAGGTCATGGTACACCCCAACCGCGTCATGGCAGGTTCTGCCGCCGTTGCGCGGAACGCTTTCTTCATCGACCCGGAATTCATCCGCTATGGATGGTTCCGCAAGATCAAGGAAGACAAGGAAGTGGCGAAGACCGGCGACGCCACCAAGTTCGTCATTTTGGGCGAAGGCGCGCTGAAGCCGACCAACGAAAAGGGTCTTGGGGTCGCTGCTGACCTCTTCGGCCTGACCGCAAGCACGTAAGGAGATCAGAAATGTCTTACCAACCAATCGCCTTGACGGCCAGCGCAACCTTGTCCGCCTATCACGCGGATACCGTTGTGGTGGTCAATGCGGCAGCAGGACTGACCCTGACCCTTCCGGCCGCGTCCGGTTCGGGACTTTCGTTCGACATCATGGTCGGGACAACCGTGACTTCCAACACGGTTGTGGTGAAAGTGGCAAACGCGTCCGACGTGATGAGCGGCCTTGCCGTTCAGGCTGCGGATACCGGTTCCACGTCGAACGCATGGGAGACCGCTGCGACGGACGACACCGTGACGTTTAACGGCACGACCACGGGCGGCATCAAGGGAGACCGCGTCATGTTGAAAGACGTGGCGACGAACCTTTGGGCGGTTCAGGTGATCGGAGCCGCGACTGGCACTGAGGCCACGCCGTTCTCTGCCACGGTCTGATAAAAATCGGGCGGGGCTTCGGTCCCGCCCCTCAACAGGAGAAAAATCATGGGAAGACCGCCGAAATCCGCTGTGGCACAAGAAACAGGCGAAGACGTGGCGCTTGTCGTTCGGTCCTTTTGGCCGCGCGCGGATCAAGCCGGGCGCTGGCCTTCGGATCATAGTGAGGGCGCAATTCTCGAGGGGCGCATCATCATCGTGACCAAGGACGAATTGATTGATGGCATGATGAATGGCATGATGGTTCGCTATGAGGGCGAAGATGATCATTCGTGACGGCGACTGGGTTCTGGTCGATAGCGACATCGCGCTCGGGCGCTATACGTGGGCGATAGCAAATGACGATGGGTCCACGACCTATAGAACCGATTACACGGTAGACCCGACGATGGAAGCCAACAAGATTGCTCGCAACGACGCAAGGTCCGGGTGGGGTGGCGATTACCACCGTGTCGGGTCGATCCCGCTGGGCTTGTATTATGACAAGTTGCACGGCGCGGTGCAGCAGGATGACCACGCCTATGTAAGCCGGTGGTTGAATGACAGCGATAACCGCGCATGGCGGACAAAGGATGGCAAGGTATGACCGCATTCGCTGACGCCCTGGACCTGCGGACGGCTGTCGTGGAGTATGCGGCGGACCCTAATTTGGCGCAGATTTTCCCGCGACTGGTCAAGCAAGTCGAGGCTGACTTCAATAAGCGGCTGCGGACCAACTCCATGATCACAAGCACGACGCTGACATTTGTGGCGGGCACGGCGGCGTGGCCGTCTGACATGGTGGAGTTGATCGGGATTTACGACGGCAGCGGTCATGAATACATCCAGCAATCGCTACCGGGCGCCAAGCCGAATGGCTATTGGTACGCGATCAACGGGCTGAACATCGAGACGACCTTGATCGAGGGAACCTTGCGCTGCGATTATTACAGGAAAATCCTGTCAATCGCGGATGAAATGGGAGCGACGAACGACATCCTGTATGATTGGCCAAACCTTTACCTGTACGCCATTCTGGTTCAGGTCGGGATTTCGAAGCGCGACATTGAGTTGGTCAAGGGATTCGCCACTTTACTGGCGGCGGAATATGCGAGCATCAGCGGGGCGGATGCCAGCTTTCGGTATTCGCGGGCGCGCATTCGTGTTGGAGGTATGACGCCGTGACGCTGCTGGAATTGTGCAAGGGACTGGCGAAAAATGTGGGGATTGCGGTCCCGACGGTCGTATATGCGGGCACGGATCGAACCGCTGTTGAGATGTTGCAATGCGCCAATGACACTGGCGAAGAGTTGGCACGGAGGGTGGACTGGGGCGTATTGCGCAGCAGCCAAGTTCTGACCGGCGATGGGACGAACATAGGGTTCACATTGACGTCGCCATACAATCGGCTGTCGGTCGGCGCGGCTGTGACATACCCTTCAACAAAGGCCATCATTCGGCAGTTGACTGTGGGCGAGGCCAGTACGCTGTCAGCAGCTATCGGCGCGCCTCGGTATTATCTTCTTGAAGGGACGTCGATGCGGTTTTGGCCGTACATTCCCAACACGCTGACAGCGGTGGTCCGGTATCAGTCAGATGATTGGTGCGACAATGGCGCGACCAACAGCAATGCGTTCGCAGCGGATAGCGATACGCCGCGCATCCCGGATCGCCTGTTGTTGCAGGGCATGATTGTTCGGTGGCGGCGTCAAAAGGGCATGGATTATGCCGACTTCGAGGCTGAGTATGAAGCGACAATCGCGCAAATGGCATCGTTTGATGAAGGGGCGCGGCTGTGATCCGACCCGGCAAGATGTCACCAGCCCATAAGCAGGCCGGTGGCGTACCGACGCCAAAAATCCCGTCGCAAGTGTATTCATTTCCAGCCCCATCGAGGGGATGGATTTTGAACGAAAACCGCGTCATGGCGCAGCCTGCTGGCGCGAGGGTGTTGGATAACTGGTTTCCGACTGTCTCGGGGATAAGGGTGCGGGGCGGGGCAAAGCGTCACGCAGTGATGAATGCGCCCGTCGGATCGTTCTTCACCTATCGCAGCGCAACAGACCACAAGTTGTTTGCCGCAACGCGAACGGCAGTATTCGACATTACGGCGTTGTCTGACCTGACCGTCATAGAGGCCGACGGGGTTGTTTTGGGGCGGACATCGTCCGACTATGTGGCGACGCAATTCGGCACGGCTGGCGGGGAGTACCTTTACGCGGTGAACGGGTCGGACGAGCCGTTGCTGTACGACGGGGCAACGTTCACAAAAATCACAGCACTTTCGACACCAGCCATCACGGGCGTCGCCGCAGACACGTTCAGCTTTGTGTTCAGCCATGCGAACCGATTGTTTTTTGTCGAGCGCAACAGTCTTTCCGCGTGGTATCTGCCCGTGGACAGCATCGGCGGCGCGGCGTTGGAAATCAGTCTGTCAGGCGTGTTTACCAAGGGCGGATACCTGCTTGCCGGTGCCCGGTGGTCCATGGATACGGGTGACGGCCTTGATGATCGGTGCGTGTTTATTTCGTCGGAAGGCGAGGTGGCGGTATATCAAGGCGGCAATCCAAGTTCGGCAGCGGATTGGGCGCTGGTGGGTCTTTACGATATCGCCAAGCCTTTGGGGAACAAAGCTCTGATCCAAGCCGGTGGTGATGTTCTGATTGCAACGCAGGCGGGTCTTGTGGCGATGTCGCAGGCGGTTGCTTTGGATATTGCTGTGCTGGGATCGGAGGCTGTGTCCAAGGCCATTGAACCCTATTGGAGCCTCAAGGCCACGACATTGCTGAGCGAATGGCAGATCATGCGATTGCCAGCGACTGGGGCTCTGTACGTTACGCAGCCGGGCGACCGAAACGTTCTGGTGGCCAATATGAAAACGGGGGCATGGGCGCGATACACGGGCTGGGATGCGCGGGCTGTGGTGGCCTTCGGTGACGCCGGTTATTTTGCGGATGCCACGCGCTATGTCTTCAGGATGGAGGATGGCGGCTCGGACGATGGCGCAGCGTATACATGCCGCTATCTTGGATTGCCGGAGGCTATGGGGACAGGCGCGGCGTTCAAGAGCATAGGCCTGATGCGGTACATGCTCACATCATCGGTGGATCTGAACCCATCCTTAGCCGTCGCGGTAGATTACGACGAGACGGGGGCCCCCGATCCAGTGACCGGGGCCGATGGTGTTCTGCCGCGATGGAATGTGACCTATTGGGATACGGCCTACTGGGACGGGGGCGACCCGGTTTTGAAAGTGTCGAATTGGGCGTCGGGCGGCAAATCGGGATTTTCGATTGCGCCGGAATTGAAATTGACATTCGACATCACGGTGACGCCGAAAGTGGAACTGTTGGCCATTGACGTTACATTCGCAGGCGGGGCCGTTGTGACGTGATTTGGGTAAATCATGATCAGTTTGGGTATTCGGCTCTGGTTGACATGCTCACGGTCAAGATTTGGGGCGCGCCGAGACCAATGGCGCCCGGTATGGTAGCGGCGGTGACGAGCGGCAAGACAATCATTGCGGCGGTGCTTTTCCACAATTGGGACCGATCGGCGGGGGTTGTGGAAATCAGCGCGGCAAGTGACAGCAAAAGGTGGCTTTCGCGCGGTGTTTTGCTGGACTTGTTTCGGTACGCTTTTCATGAACTCGGGTGCCAAGCCGTCGTGGCAAGGATTGACGGAAACAACCGTTCGTTGGCGCGGATATTTACGGCTTACGGCTTCAAACGGTACGACATACCACGATTGCGTGGGCGAGATGCCACGGAGACCCTTTTTGTCTTGGCGGATGATCATTGGCGCCGGAATGGCTTTCACAAGGATGATGACTATGAGCAAACCAGGAGTAACCCCGACCCCGCCTAAAGAGACGAGCGCGGCGCAAACCAGCTCGAATTACATGACGTCCATGATGAATAACACCATGGGGAACATGAACGAGGTTGGGCCTTACGGCAGCAAGACGACCACGCAGACGGGTACGCAGACGATCACGGACCCTTACACGGGGGTTTCTTATGAGGTGCCGACATACACCACGAATGTTGCGCTCGACCCAGCGCAGCAGG